AGTCCTGTAGACTAATTCGTCCGCAGCATTCATAGGTACCTTTCGCAGAGCGTTTGCTTGTGCCACCGAAGAATCAAGTGCCTTTACCTGTGCGGCTTGTGCCCCTTCAATAGTGGGATCAAGAAGAGCTGTAACCTTTTTCCCTACATTCCCAAAAAATTCTTCACCGTCTCCGGACGATGCCTGTACGATTTCTTGTGGGGCTGCCCGTACGTCAGCACCCGTACCAAGCCTTGGGTCGTAGTTGCTACTATAAGCCCCTTCCGTGTTAGCCGGATTATAGGTTTGAAGTTCAACATCCGCAGCCGTAAGGGGTCTGGTCATTACTTCGGCATCAAAACCAGAGGAGAGATCTACAGAATTTTCACTGGTGGGGCTAATACTGGAAGTGCCCAAATCTCCACTGTCGGTCATTCCGTCAGAAATGGCAGCCGCACCAGCATCAGGATTGTACTCCGGTGTTAAGGTCTTCCCTAATGGTCCGGCACCAGCTAAAGCTTTTGACGAACCAAATATACCCTGACTAAACGGGTTGGAGGGACCGCTACTGAACAAATTACTTGCAGCCGAAAAGGGTGCGGTAAGACCTTTTGACAAGCCACCCATGAATGTATCACCGGGAACACTACTCATGGCACCGCCAATACCACTCATAAGACCTTGTCCAGCCCACGATACTGCTGCCCCTTTTAGAACATCACCCCAAGAGCCACCCTGCATCTTGGTAACCAAGCCAGAAGCAATAATACCGCCAATACCAGGCGCAATAATATTACCAAGAATAGGCGCAATGATTGGTAGGGCCTTCTTGAAGACCTTCTTTATGGACTTGAATATCTTCTTAAAGAAAAACTCTGGTTGCCCTGTAAGGGGGTTGATGGAGTTAAGGCTGTTGCCAACAACGTACCGGTTGGGGTCTTTGATCCCCATCATCGCCATCTGGCGAAACAGGTCCGCTTTCAGTTGAGGATTAGCGTCAAAGATCTCCTGTGGTATTACGGTCTCACCTTCAGCCGCGTGAACCATGAACTCATCGCCATAGCGACCCAATGTCGCCAGACCAGAGGCCAAAGCCTGCGGTGTAGGTTCGCCGGAATACTTAGGGGTATTCAACATTACGAAAGCTCCAAGATATTCGCAAAGACCATAATCTTCGCCGCTATAGCACAGTTAAAAATGAGCGTATCACCTGTCTCAAGGACGAAAGGTCCGGAGAAGGACGCATCTGCGGACGCAGAGGTGGAGGCTAAAGTAGCCAGTGTCACACTCTGAAGCGTTACCGTGGCCGAAGCAGAGCTATCGGTTATCTTGCACAACACCACTATGGACCCGGTATGGCTATTATACAAGTTAATGTCCTTGACCATAGCAACCGTGGCCGCCGGACAGGTGTAAACCGTCACATCGCCTGTCGATCCAACCGTCGTAACTATGTTTTTGTAGGCAGAAGCCATCAGTCCATAAACCAGTTCAAGCCGTTGGTGTCATCTTCCCCGCTAATAACAGCAGGAATTTCGGTTTTCGTCAGGGCATTCTCTATGTCGCTAACCAGACGTATCATTGTCTCAACGTCGTACTCAGGCTGTACCAGAGGAAGTGTCGTTTCAAGTAGCCGCGCCATTAGCGCCTGCCATCTGGGCGGATGTCCAACCGGAGATCGCCCAAGGTCCACTGTATATCTATCGCGCTACTCTCAACCCGGAGAACCGACGAACGGGATCTGGACCGTACAAAAGCCTGATCCGTGGTGCTTGTAACAGCACTCGTGGAGTTCGTGGAAAGGCTCTCGCCCGGAAAGTTCCGGCTCTTCAACACGTAGTTTACAGCAGTGGCGGCGTCTGAACTTGCTATGTCTATGTCAGGAATAAGGCGGCTTATAAACAAAAACTGCTCGCCGTCACCAATAGAAAACACCGAGGATTCAATGAAGGGCTCCATGGCACTCCCATCGTCCGTGGTCCCCGTTTCGTGGGAATATATATAGTTAAGACTATTCGCAACTCCCGCCGCACGAGGCTTGCTGTGTAAGCCAAAATCAACCCAAGCGGTTCGTGCCAAGGACCCAATGTCCCAGGTGTTGTCGGCGTAGTTATACTTTGCATAGCTGTCTATGTCGTCGCTGTCGGCAGAGCAATAGAACCAGAATACCTCGTCAAACATACGGTTTGCACCGGCGAAGAACTTCAACGATTGGTCGAGGTTTATATCGTCAAAGACATATCTAAGGACCGTGCAAGGGATCGTCTGTATCTGGCCCGCGAACATAAAGAAGTTCTCCGTGTCCATCCAGAAGACACGATCTCCAATAGCCGCTACGGCATTGGGCGAGATAACTGACGTGTTGTTCGCCAGAAGATTAAAGGAAAACGTAAAGGGCGGGCCAACAAACCTCATGCTGTACAAGGATGAGTCCGTCCATATCAAAATCTGCTGTCGGGTCTCAATGCCTGTAATAATTTCGGAACCGGAGGATAACTTCTGGTCGCCCGCCGTGTTGGTTACTCTGGGGGTCCAATCGACGGAGTTCTCCTGGTCAGACCATCGAACCAGCAAAAGGTCCTGGGCCGTGGTCCCTAGAGTGTTGGCACCTAAGCAGATAACGTGCCTGTCGGTGTCGGACACCAGAACTTGACGGGCAATGGTCGGGGCGTCAGAGGCTCCAGATTGAGCACTCAAGGCCGTCGCCCTGTTATTTACACCTAGTGTGGCGTCCCAGTAGTAAATGTTGTCGTCGCGAACGTTCAGTAACAGATCTTCGCCAAAGTTGTCCTGAGACCAAAGTCGGGTCTCGCCGGTGGTAAAGGGAATGACCGCAATACCAAAACCGTAGAATCCATTGGCTTCCTTGACTATATCGTCATCAGCATGTGCCGCTGCGGTGGTGCCTCGAACGCCTCTGACTACACCGGCATCCAGATCATTGCTGGATTTACCTGTGTATTTTATAAGCTCGTCATTAATCAGGATAAGACCCACAAAGGTTACTGTGGCACCGCTGGCATGGGTAGCCGCCGTGGTGCCGTCATCGGCTCTTGTAACCTCGCCAAGAATGTTCCCGGCATTCGTGCCGTACCGGATATACTCACTGCCTATAAGTATGGTGCCCCTGGCCGGGAAACCTGAAGAGTCTGCAAGACGTATAATCTGATCTACAATGGCAACGGCGGATGAAGTCGTGGTCGAGGCTGTTTCAAAAAGAGCCGCAGACGTGAGATCTATGGATGTGACGCTTGAATTGATGCCGCCGTCCAAAGTTGTCTGGGAATAGGTTAGGGTCTGGCCGCCAAAGAGCCCCGCACCAAATCCGGCTTGTGAGAGCACAGCCTCCGCCCCAACATGAATCTGGTAGTTGGCTACTACAGCCGTACCACCTCCAGCCGTCGCTCCGGACGAAGCAGTACCCCCCGTGTCAACGGTGTAGCTATTGGCAGAAAGGATAGAGGCAATGGTTTGCTCTCTGTCCAAGTCGGCAGTTGTAAGACCATCCGTAGCGGTAGCTCCGCTAAAGGTTACAAAGTCTCCGACCGCCGCATCATGGCTCGCCGCAGTTACCGTTATAATTCCGGAACCTGCACTTCCTGTAAGGAAAGGGTTTGTGCCTAAAGTATCCGTGCTGCGTATAGGCGTAATATCATTAAAGGACCCGCCATTCTCGATGTAGAACTTGGAAGTGGTCCCGGTCCCCATCAGCTTGAGGGCGTTCAGGGTGATCCAGCATTTAAGAGACCTAACAATGCCTAGAACAGACGACCCGCTGATCCTCTCCCAACCGCCAATCTTTTCGGGGCGGCCTTTCCGGAACCTGATTAGGTTAGAGTCAAACCAACCTTGGGCGTCAGCAAAAGACGTACTCTCACGATTAATTCCAGGCTTAAATTGTACTTTTGTCAAAGGCATCTAAAGCTTCCACACCATCCCAGCCATCAGAAGTAATCCAGCACCAGCCGAACCAATCAGGATCATCTCAAGACGCTTAATGCGCTCGATGGTTTCCTTCCAACGCTCCGAACAAACCGCCTCGTGCGTGTCTATTCGGGCGCTAACATCTTTAGCCGACAGCGGCATCTGTTTCTTCTTTGCTGGCATCAGACACACTCTCTATTAAGGCTTTGGTGAAAAAGTCTAGCGCACCCGTCAATTGGTCAACCTGGAACTGAGCCTGTTGCCGCTTGGCTTGTAAATCCCGGCATTGCTCGACGATATAGT